CAGGCACGGGTGGTGAAGGTGTTGTTGGAACAGGAACGGAGTACCGCGGCGGGGAGTGGAGTCCGGGAGACGGTGGAGAGACGGTTGGTGCTGATCGAGCAGGTACTGGAGGCGTGGCCGCCGGTCAGTTGAGGGCAGCGAATGTCTTGAGGCAGTCAGAACAGAGCACAACAATCTGGCAAGTGGGGAGTCCGAGCACGGAGATCGGAGAAGGTGCAGAGTGCCAGTGATACGGTTTCCCCTTGACGCCACACACGGCCCCACACAGGCTGCACAGGGGCAGAAAGACGGGCGGGGTCATGGGCGGTGTTTCTGCATCTGGAGGCGGGCTTGAAGGGACTCGATGCGTTCTAAGGTAAAACTCGCCCACGTCATGGGCGGAAAGGGACGGTCCCGTGCGGTGTCCATGATCTGGAGCGCGGGACAGGGCGGGAGCTCGCCCTCCGGTTCTCGCCCTGGGAACGCGAAGTGCCAGACCCCATCGTACCAACAGGGGACCGGGTTCCCCTGCACGAGGCGCTGTCGGGACCGGGCCGAGACCGCCCGACCGGAGAAGTGGAACCCCGTCATCCGAGCACCATCGATCTGCGCGGCGTGCGTCTCCAAATGACTAACATTTTAGCGGTGTCGGCTGGGCACAGAGGGGCCCAGGGGGGGCCCTCTGTGAGCGCGAGTGACGGCAGGACGGGAGCGGGTGGACGATGGGCGGCGGCCAGCAGACAGGCCCGGCGATCGGCATAGCGGAAGTCGAGATAGGCCAAGAGCCACGGATAGGAGAACCGTATCTGGCGTCCAGTCGGCCACGAGACCGGCACTTTGCCACGCAAGGCGAGTGTCCGGAGTCTCCGCACAGGGACTCCGGTGAGGGACGCTGCCTGGCCGAGAGACACCCATTCGTACCGCATGGTCAGTTGAGCACCTCTGGTGCCCAGGGGAAGAGCACACCGAGTCGGTCGCAGGCGTCACGCCAATGGAACAAGGTGGGACGGACCTTCATGCCGAAGTACGCATCATCACCGAGTGTGGCGAGCTGGATGGCGATCACCGACTCCGCACAGAGATGGCAGAGCGCGATGTCCCGCAGATCCGCGGGCCGCCGGGGGTGCTGCACGCGCAAGAGTCCGCTGCGGGTCATCCGAGCCCCTCGATCTGCCACGGCGCCCAGGAGGGAAACCGCGGGGCAGGATAGGCGAGTAACCACAGGTCTTGCTGCCTCGCCATGTGTGACTGAGCGCGGAGAGCCGCCAGGTCGTCTCTCTCCTGCCGATACCGCGGCACGGGACGCGGGCCACAGTACAGGTTGCCGGCCCAGGCGCGGTCGGCTTCCGCCTCGTCCGCGGCCTCTTGCGTGAGGCGCAACTCCTGTTCTTGGCGGAACTGGTGGTGCTCTAGAGACAAGGGGAGCCTGGTCCCGCAACAGCGACACGTGGTGAAGTCTTCCTCGTTCTGGGGCCAACGCGGATCATGGGGTCCCTGGAACCAGCAATGGAAGCGGCAGAGCTGAGTACGGAGCCAGTGCATGGGTCAGTCCTCCTGGAAGGTGGCAAAGCGTGCGGGGGGTTCCCCTTGCCGCCAGAGGTGCAGCACCAGTTTCCCAGCCTGAAGATCAGCGTCGAGACGATACTGCTGGCGAAACGCCTGCACACTGAGATGCAACAGCATGGCACAGCCGACCTCGACACCGCGGCTGAAAAGGACGAAATCCTGGGGAGTCGAGAGGGCGATGAGACTCATGATGTGATCCAGAGCACGATGAAATAGGTGGCGAAGGCCGTGATGCCTACCGTCAGCGCCCCAGTTAGAAAGCCTTCTTTCCACTCCTTCATGGCGACAAACACCATACCATACTTGACTTGCTCTGTCAATTCGTGATAATCTGTCTGAACCATGCCGGAACCGCTGATGACCACGAAGGAAGTCGCCGACTACCTGAACATGACCGTCCATGGCTTGAAATGGCTGCGGTATCACAGGCAGGGACCCACCTGGCTGAAACTGGGGATGGGCAAGAACTCTGCGGTGCGCTACCGGCGGAAGGATGTCGAAGCGTGGATGCAGGAGCGAAAGGGGACCAGGGATGAACGATGAATACCGACTCACGCCACAGGAATGGAGTGCCCGCCGGTTCCAGGCCGCGCTGGCCCTGTGGCCGGTGTGTTATCACCAGGCACGGAGCACAACCCCGACAATGGAGACGGATGGCAGGAAAGCTGCCAGGCAAGCGGTGTGGGCCGCCGATGCCCTGCTCGCCGAGCTGGAACCGCAGCCGGCAGCCCAAGCGCACCCCGTCACGGCACAGGACGTGCGCGAACAAACGCTGGAACAACTACTGCGGGATGCGGTCAGTTACTTCAGACCCGGTGGGGAGCATGGACCCCTCATCACGGCCTGGCTGAAACGCGCCAACAAGGTGCTGGGAGACCAGCCATGAGCCTCCAGTGGCACGATCAGGAACTCGTCACCTGGAAGCGCACGGTCCTCTTTTGCCCCGTGTGCGGCCAACAGGGACTCGTCTGCACGAACCCCTCCCCAGGATGGGATGGAGAGGAACCGGAATACTACTGCCCCCATGGTCCGCACGGCGTGAGTCTGGGGGTCTGGCCTGACAGGCAAACCCAGGAGGTTGCCGCGGGGTATGCCCGTTTTCTGGAGCTCGAAGCGGGGGCGACACCCGTGGAAACCTTTGACCCACCTGGCACACCGTTTGAAGAGGTATTGCTGAATCAGTACGCCGAGAAGGTGCGAGCCACCTTACTGCATCCCCCCGCACTGGTCACATTACTGAACACCCCCCCAGCTTGACATTCTGAAAAACCAGGTGTAACGTCTCCGCACCAGAGACTGTACCGCACGGGACAGGTGTCCCAACGGGTACATCTCTGGAGGCGGAGCACCGGTGGCCGGAAAGTTCGCAAGACCAGAAGTCGTCTGGGGCACCCCACAGTTCCAGCAGTTCGTCCATGAACCGCCGGAGATCACCCCGGCACTCCAGCAACTCCTCGACCAATTCTCCGCCACAGAAGAAAGTGGCCGGGATCAGTGGTGGCCCACCTACTTCCAGCAACAGAACCGCCCAGATCAATCGGCGTTCCTGACGCAACTGCTCGCGACCTTTACCCGCGAAGAGTTCCGCCGCCGTGGTGCTGTCACCGTGGTGGAACCCGCCATTTCGGATATCCCCACCGTGGCGATCAGCATGGGCATTATGCCCGCCACACTGCGCCAGTGGTTGCAACAGAATCCGGTGTTCCATTTAGCGTTCTACTGTCAACACGCCCGCTATCGCGCTCGGATCCTCGCCTTTTGGAGTATCCGGTCCCCGGCGTGCGTGTCCAACTTCATCCCGGATCTCCTCTGCCTGCAAAAAGGCCAGTCCATGACGCCCACCCAGTCGCTCCAGGATGACATCGAACGGGAGCGCTTGCGCGTCGTGGAGGTCGCCCAAGCCTAGAAAGAAGCGGCTCATGCCCACCAAAGTCGTGCAGCACGGCAAGGGGTGTCAGGTGGTGAACTCCCTCACCGGGAAACGCTATTCGAAGAAACCGACCTCGTGCCGAAAAGCGCACATCCAGAAGTGGATTATTGACCAGGCCACAAAGCACGAACGGTAAGTCCCCGCTCCGGCGGGTATTCAGTGTCCCCCAGAGGGGGCGGGAGGTGTAGCACTATGTGTCGTGGACCGATGAAGCAGAAGGGCAAAGGGAAGGGGAAGGGCAAGGGGAAGAAGGGGCTGTACCGTATCGTCCTGCTCGCGGCTCTCCTGTTGACCGGATTGACGGGCGGCGCATGGGCGCAAACCAGTGTGGACCTCAATACGTCCAACCGGCTCTCAGGGACGTATGCGTTTACGGCGCCGCTCACACGCGGCGCGACGTTTGAACTGGCAGCCAATCTCAAGGATGCGACCCGGGTGTATGCCTGGGGTCCGGATGCCGGCCAGGTCGCTTTTGTGACCCAGGTACGCATTCTCCTGACGGATGCCGCTGGCACGCCGACGCCGACACTCTTGGGCACCAGCACGGTCGCGGCGGGCACTCCAGCGATACGGTTGGTTCTGGCCAACACAGAGGCAGCGGTCGCCAAGGCGGTGGGCACCACGGCGACGCCTGCGACGACCTGGAATACGTTTAGGTTGCGGATCGTCAGGGAGCTGACGGGTGCGAGTCCGGAATACAGCTGGGATAGCACCTCGACCATCGCGACGCTCGGCATTAAGACCAATGCCGATCTGCTGAAGTATGGGTTCCTGCCCTCCGGGTTGCAGGCTGCCTCGACGGCCACCGCCGTCTACTGGCAAGCGTACACGAAGGACTTCAGTACGATCCTGAACCGGCGCCCGATGGCGGGTGCGCAGGAACTGCCGCTCCTGCCGGGATTACGTTTGCTGGGCGACGATTCACCGGGCCGGCCCACGGATAGTGACACGAACGGCGACGCGCTCTGTCTCATCTGGCCGCCCTCCTTCCCGGGTCAGTTGTTCAGTTCGTTTCAGGTCTTTGTGGACGGGTACTACTTCCTGGCCGCATCGGACTGACAATGCGGGCCTATGGGCGCTATCGCTTGCCGGAAGTGCCAGGGACACGCGAAGTGCTCTGGCGACGGGCTCGCTTTGTCCCGCATCGGGGTCAGCGCGCCGCGACCGCCGCGGCAGAAGGCAAGCGCCTGGTCTTTGTGACCAGCGGGAACCGCGGCGGCAAGTCCGAATGGGCGGGCCGGTATGCGGTGCCCGTCCTGTGGTATGACGGGAGCTACGTCGCCATCGTCCCGCCGGTGGCGGAACAGGGCACGTACGAATACCTCTATGTCACAGAATCCTATCGCCGGATTCTCGTGAACCAGGACGGCGACGCCATCCGCTGGCCAAAAGATGTCTATATGCCGAGCCAGGGCCGGATGGAATGCCTCCTCCCTTCGCATCAGAAAGGCCGGATGGGGGCCACCTGTAAGGTCCGCTCCGCGCAGACGCCCCGGCACCTGGAAGGGTTCAGCGCCGATCTGGTCATCGTCGCGGAAGCCGGCTTGATTCCCCACGATGTGGTCCGCAGTGTCCTCCTGCAACGGATCATGGACTGGAACGGGCAAATCCTCCTGCCCTTCACACCGAAGGGGTACAACTGGGCCTATGAACTCTTCTGCCAGGCCAAGGAAGACCCGGCGCTGGATGCGGCGGTGGTGGGTCCACTGCCCACCTCGGATAACCTGGACCGGGCGATCTGTTATGCCTGTCAGACAGAACTTCGGTTGGACGATGGACTCCATCCGGAACCGGGCTGGATCTGTCCAACACCCACCCAACCGCCACCCCGGCAAGTCTGCCGCTGTGGGGAAACCTGGATGGAAGCGGAAGCGGATGAACAGGGCTACCCCTTCGTGGCCCGGACGAATGGGACCCGGGTGGGGGTGACGGTCGAGTTCATCGAACACGCCCGGCGGATTCTGCCGGCCTCGATGTTCCGCCAGAACTACGGCGGGGAGTTTGTATCGCTGGAAGGACTGGTGTTCCCACAGTTTGATCCCGCCCTGCATCTGGTGGCCGAAGCGGACGTCCCCTGGGAGACCTTACACACCTGGCCCTTCTACACGATCACGGACTTTGGCTGTAAGGCCCCCTTCACGACCCTGTGGATGACCCTCTCCCCGGACAACGTGCTGTACATCTATGACGAGTACGCGCAATCGCAGCGGCCCTTCCGGGAACACGTCTTGGCCATGAAGGACAAGGAACAGGGGACCCCCCCCTCAGCGCGCAAGGGCTATCGGGTGTATGAACATGACGCGCAGTCTCTGCTGGAACTCGTCACGATTGGGAATGAGTTGCGTTACCCGATGTCCGGGGTGTTAGCCAGTAAGGCGAAACGCGATGGCATTGAGGCGTGTTATGACCGTCTCGCCATCAGCGCCAATGGCCAGGTCCGTCTGCGCGTGGTCAAGGAACGCTGTCCGAATTGGGTGCGGCAGATCAGTACGTGGTGCCATACGGGCCGGGCGGAAATGGCGATGTCGGAACGGGTGTCGGACCACGACAACGATAGTATGGACTGTTTCTGCTATGGCGCTCTCGAAAGCCGGAAATGGAAGGTGCCCGCCCAGACGACGGCACCCCGGATTGTGAATTACCAGGATCGCACGCGTTTCCGTCCGGCCCGTCCGGTGGAACCCACACTGCGGACAGGTACCGGGATTGGCTTGGTGAATGGGCGATGGGGCTACTGATCGGTGCCGGAGGTGGCGTGTTGCTGGTGATGGCGCTGCTGGTCGCTGCGGATCACTGGTTGCGAGCCTGGACCCGCAGGATGGACCGGTTGATGGTGCGGCAGGCGCGCTCACTAGATCGGGTGACGGCGCAACTGGCCGTGATCCAGTTGCAGCAGTTCCAACGGGAGGAGTCGGAAGCCGTGCGGCTCGCCCGGTATACCATCAACCGGTTGTTGCCGGAACCACCGGCTGTCCCGACGGGATCGGTAGCCTCGGCCAACACCCAGAGTTTCCGGCCGGGAGAAATGGTCGCAGAAGAGGAGCAACCCTTTGCCCTCTCGGTGTTAACAGGGACACATCATCATGGCCAGTGATACTTATATAGATAGTCGGCCTCAAGCCCTCAGCGTGAGTCAGATGCCGCCGGAGCATCGGCGGATCGTGGACTGGATGGAACGGTCCTGGGTCGAGAACATTCACGGGCGCAACACCCTGGCCTCGGAATGGGAACGGAACATCCGGTTTGTCCGGGGGGAACAGGACATCAAAATCACGAATGGGCAGGTCCATCGCTATGAACCCGGTGAAGGCGAAGACTTCTTCATGGTCAACCACATCCGGGTTGTGCTCGAAGTGGCGGAAGCCAAAACGTCCGTGGGGAACCTCCAACTGGAAATCACGCCGCAAACCGCTGACCGGCTGGATCGGGAAGAGGTGGAGAACGCGAGTATTGCGATTCAACACGCCTGGCAGATGCTCCGCATTCAGGAACTCTCGCAGAAGCTCAAACGCTGGACCTTTGCCACGGGCACCGCGCTCTATCACGACTTCTGGAATCCCCAGGGCGGGAAGGCTATCCAACTGCCCCTGATTACAGACACCGGGGAGATGGCACCGGGCGGTCCGACATTCTGGGAAGGGGCTTTGGGCGTCAAGGTCTATACGGCCTTTGAACTTTTTCCGTGTCCCGGGTATGACGAACTCGACGAGATGCCCTATTTTGACATTCTCACCTACCATCCCATCGCGATGGTGCGTCAACGCTACCCCGATTTTGTGATTCGACACGGGGAGGCCCAGCAGCCGCCGGAACTGCGTATTCTGGATGAACTGCGCGGTGAAACGGTGACGCCAGAAAAGGAAACCCGTCTCGCGATCCTGCACCGCTGGATCAAGCCTTTCCACGCTCCGGAACACATTGTGGGGGAGACGATGCCCACGGGCGGCGTCATCCGAATTGCCAATGGGCAGTTACTCTTGGAACCGCAGCAGCCCCAGGCGTATATCCCGGCGGAACCGCAACCAGACGACCAGCCGTTTGAGTACCCCTTCAGCGAACTGCGGGACCAGGTGGTGCATGGCCGCTTTTTCGGGCGTGGCCGCGTCTCCGATATGATCTCGCCCCAGGTGCAGTATAACCAAATCCTCAATGATCGGGCGCGCTTTCGCGCCCTGACGGCGTGGGCCAAGATCCTCTATCCCTCGACGATGACGGGGATCAACGAAGCGGACCTCTGTTCCCCGCGGCGGATGGGGGCCTTTCAATATCACCCCAGTTCCAATACCTCATCCGGTCCCGTCCAGATGATTACTCCCCCCTCGTGGCCTGGCTATGCGGACGCGGAACTGCTCCAGTCACTGGAAGACCTCCGCATTACGGGTGGGGTGACGGAACCTTCTCTTGGGATCGAACCGCAGCGTGTGGACTCGGCGCGGGGCGTGATGGCCCTCCAGCAGGCGGATGAAAACAAGCTCGTGCCCTTTGTCCACCGGTTCAAGACGTGCCATGAACGGCTGGCCAGTCATCTCCTTAATCTGGCTCACGCCCATTACACGACGGAACGGTATCTCCGCGCCGGCGGCGCGGAAAGCGCTATGCGGGCGCATGCGATTTCCAGCCAGACGCTGCCGCGCTCGGCGAGGGTCCGGGTGATTCTGGATAGCATCTTCCCATTGACCCTTCAGGGCAAGCTGCAACTGCTCGGACAAATGGCCAACGTGGGGTTGTTTAACAAGGATGACCCGATGCACCAGCAGAGCGCTTCGGAGTTCATTGAATACCTGTCGCCACGGAACACCTTCGATCCGTTGCGGACGTTCCGTCGGAAGGCGGAAGAGGAAAACATCCTACTTCTGCGTGGAATGCCAGTTCCCATCTCACCAGGGTTGGAAAACCCCTATATCGAGCTTCCCATTCATCTCTCGGCGGCAAACAGCGCCGAATATCGGTTGTTGCCACCGCCGCAACAACTGCCGTTGGCACGGCACATCGCGGATACCCAAACCCTGATCGCGATGGAACAGGAACAGGCGCGTCAGGCCGCCTTAGAAGCGTTTGCGCACATCCCCAACGCAGAACCCGCCCCGGAGGGGGCGTCTGGAGAGACAAATCAGGGTTCGCAGTCCGCACGGGTGGAGGCCCGCGCGGGGAAAGGTGGTTCGTAATGGCTGAAGAACGTGTGACCTTGGAGGCCCCAGGGACCGCCGTGACCGCGGCGCAGGTGGTGGAGACCACGGCGCCGGATTTGACGGCATCTTTGGTGGCGGAGCTGACACCGCCGGTAGTGGAGACCGCACCAGGAGAGGCGCCTCCGATACCGAAAACTCCGCCGCAGGGACCGGATGGGAGGTTCGTGTCTCCGTACAACGAGGAGGAAGTCCGCAAGCTGGAGAGCGTGCGTGACGAAATCCGTGCGGCGGCGGCGGAACGGCGTCAGGAACGCGAAGCGGCCTACCAGGCCAACGTCAAGCTGGAACAGACCCAGCAACGCCTGGAAGAAATGCGCCGCGTGATGTCGCAGCCGGCACCATCCCCAGCGCCGGCGGCCGTGCAGACTGCTGAGCCAGGGCCGGCGCCCGTGTTGTCTTGGGAAGACGCCCAAGATGAACGGCGTATGGCGCAATGGCAGCAGGATTATGCCGCCTGGATCGAGGCACGGTCGGAGCGCAGGAATGCGGACCGGGTGTTGCAACTCGTGGAAGAACAGGTCGCTCCTGTCCGTCAAGCCTTGCTCCAGACGGAACAGCAGCGGCAGCTGACGGCGTTACACCAGCATCTGGCCAGCCGCTTAGCGGCCCATCCGGAGGCGGATCAGGACTACGTGATTCGTCACGTGGATGCCCGTCATGCCCAAGAACCCTCGCGGCCCTTGGATCAACTCATTGACCAGTTGGTCGAAGAGTCTGTGGATCACCGGCGTGACCAGTATCCGCGCTTGTTGGAACATGCCGATCCGGTATTTCTTGCTCCGGCGCTGAAAAGCTATCTCCAAGGGACCAAAGACCCGGCTCTGCGCCGGATGCTGATTGAGGTCGCCCAGCAGTGGGCGACAACACCGAAGCCCGGTGGCTCGCTTGCACCGGTGGAAGCGGGAGCGACCCCGCCCCCGTTCACGCCCCCGCCGCGTCAGACGATAGACGGCCAGGCCCTGGTTGAGGAATTGAACCGGCTGGCCCAGGCTGATGCGCGGACGGGATTGGGACGGGTAGCCTAAACCGAAAGGATGATGTCTGATGGCTGCACCAGAAGTCAGTCTCGTCGTCAATCAAGGCCGCGTGCGCACTGCGTTTGAAAATCTCCTCAAGCGCGTCGAACTGTGGCATGACATGCAAGACCAGCTTCATGACGAGCAACCCCTGACCCGCTACATCAGCGGCAAGTTTGATGTGCGGGACCGGGTGGGCGGTCTGGGTTGGGAGATGATGATCAAACGGTCGAGCGCGGCGGGGTTGCGGATGTACCCCAGCAGTGACACGACGGCGCCGAAAGCCACGAAGGGTCTCGAACAGGCGTTGCAAGGCGGCTGGTTCACCATTGATGGCATTGCCCGGTGGACCACGCGGGATATGCAACCGCCTCGGGGAGAACTCAGCGGCTGGGCTTCGGCGCAGATGGACCAGATGAAGGACCTCCGGCGGATGCTGTCGGATGGTATCCAGGAGTCCTACGTCTCGAACGGCGATGCCGTGATGGGATGGGCGAATAAAGCCGCTGGTTCCACGGCGGTCTTCTCCATCCGCAAGGACAAAATCTGGAACTTCATCCAGCGCGAAGGCACGTTGTGGGATATTGACGACGATGCCGACGGCACGATGGAGATTCTGGGCACGGAGTTGCAGTCCGTGGATTGGACGGTGGACCCGCCCACGGTCACGTTCGCTGACGCGAGTGCGGCGGCGGCCATCACGGACTACACCATCAAGATCCGTCCGCACGGATCAAGCAGTACGGGGCCGCAGGGTATCCCGCTCGTGTTTGATACGAGTGCGAGCTACCTGAATGTGAGTAGCCGGACGACCACGGGCAAGTGGTTTGCCGGGCGGACCTGGAGCACGCCGTACACGATCAGCGGCAGCGGTGGGTTGGGCAAACACTACTTCACACGGGTGTTGCGCCCGCCTATCCGGAGCATCCGCCAGTTTGGCGGGCACGGTGACGTGTGTGTGATGTGTCCGGATGACCTGCATGATGCGCTCATGGAAGTGTTCTTCGACACCTTGCGGGGCGACATCAAGGGCAGTGTCTACACGCTGGGTCCGCAGGCGAAGGATTCCGTCCGGGTCGGCAACTACGAGGGCGGGGAGATCGTTGTTTTCCCGAACCCGCGGGTGCCGAGCGGTGAAATCTGGATACTGCATGCCCCGGACTTCGAGATCGTGCGACGGTTCGACGAGTTCTACTGGGAGATGAGTGCTGCGGGCACGATTCTCTGGGATTCCTATGCCGATGTGGCGACCGCGGCTTTTGACACGGCGGCAGCGGATATCCGGGCGGAAAGTGCGAAGTTCGCGTGGGCCAAGGGGGATATCACCACAATTTGCCCGTACCCTTGGCGGCAGCACCGCATCACGAACCAGACGGCCTTCGGGGCACTCCTGCCTGAAGCGTAACGAGGAAGACAGGGGGAGGGGAACAGTCCCCCTCCCCTTGATCTAGGTGATGGAAGATGGGTAGACCCAAGGGATCGCTGAACCGACCGAAGGGAGTGCAACCGATGGCTGTCGAACGGGAACAGATTACGGAGGATGTGGTGACAAGGCCCGTGTCGCGTATCCGCTCGCTCCAAGAGGCGCTGGAATCTTACTGTGGCGGGTCGGCGGTGTTTACCTCGAAAGCCAGTGGTACGGTCGCGGAAATGGAGATCACGGGGACGCACAAGAGCGTGCATGTCCAGAGCGGAGAAAGCCGGAAAGCCCTGTTGTGGTCTGCGGTGGAGCAGTGCGGGCTGCCGATGCTGACACCGAAAGAGTAGGCGATGACCAGTCAGGGGGCCGCGAACCGGATAAGGACGGGGCTGGGGCGACGGAACGACACGACCCGGTTCACGGACGCCATTATCCTGGAGGTGCTCAACCAGGCGCGACTCTGGCTGATCCTCAAACATCCGGAACCGTCGGCGCTTGGTGAGTTTCTGCGGTACACGGATGACAGCGTGAACGCACTGCTGACGGAAGTGAGCCGATCCGTGTACCCGCTGCCCGCTGACTTTGGACGCGCCTTGCCGGGAGCGACCTTGGACGGGTACCCTCTAACGCCGATCAGTCTTGCCATGCGTGGTGAGATCGGGGTTTTGGCTGACCGGACCGCCACTACCAGTCGCCCGTTTTACCTCCTGCAAAATCTCTTGGCGAGTCTGGAAGACGGCGGAAACATTGCCAACACTATTGTCTGGGGTGTGAACCCGAACCGGGTGGCCATTGAGATTCTTCCAGAACCGACGGTGGCGGAACTGCGGATCAGGATACCGTACCTTAAGCTGCCCCCGACGCTGACGGGACTGGATGACAGTCTCCCTATGGAGTGGCCACTAGCCCTGGATGACGCGCTCATCCGGGAATGTATCGGGCGCTGTAAGCAGTTTGACCATGAGGATGCGAGTGGCGCGGCGGAAGAAGGCCGGATGCTCGCACTCATCGGGGTCGAGTCACGGAGCTGGGTCTGATGGCCGTCTGGACGCTCAATGATGTGCTGACGGATGCGATCCGCACCGCCCAGGTGGAAAACCTGGAACGGCTGTATGCCAAGGTGCCGGAAGCCCGGCTGCGCGAATGGGCGAATGAGGGCCAGCGGGAACTGGTGGCGTGGACCAGGCTTCCCATTGCGTGGTATGCCGTGAGTGGTGGGAGTGTGGCCAACCAGCAACGGTATGGACTCAATGACCCGTGGAATCGGACGATCCTGCACATCTGGCAGGTGGAGTTTGATGGGCGGTTGATCCTGGGGACCTACCCGGGAGAACCCGAAGAGAGTGTGACACGGGCAACCATTAACCGGAATGATCCCCCACTCAGCACCTACCCACGCCAATGGCTCTATGTGCGGAACCTGGAACTCCAGTTGTGGCCAGCGTCCCAGGAGGACGATAAGACGATCTGGCTCTTGCTGACGTTGCAGCCGGATGACTTTGCGAGCCTGACGTCTGTGCTGGTCGGGCCAGACCGATACCACCGCCTGGTGGGGGATTACGTGGCATGGCGGATTGTGGACACTGTGGGAAATCCTGACCGGGCGGCCATTCTGGAGAACCGCTGGATTGCCGGACTCAATAAGGCGATGGAACGGGAACGGGAATACTGGCCGCAGGGCCGCAAGGTGGCCCTGCCTTTGTACACGAAACCATGAATGCGCATGTGGCGGTCGCTCATCCGGAAGGCGTGAAGATCATCGGTCCGACGGCACAGCGCGTCGTGGTGGGGACGGATGGTCTGTTTACCCATTACCAGGAAGTGGCGCCGACTGGCGTGGATCTTGAACTCGTTGCCGTGACGGGTGTGAACCTGGAAGCGGTGTCCGTTACGGGCGTGAACCTGGAGTTGGTTGATGCCTGACGCGCAGCAGTTGCCCAGCGTGGCTGATGTGCCAGTCCGGGCGTTGCCGCCGATCCGCGGGTTTGTGGGCGTGCGGTCGAACGCCAACCCGATGGCGCTGGCGTTGCAGGAGGCTGTGTATGCCCGGAACCTCATGGCGGATGAGCAGGGGGTTCTCCGGCGTCGGCTCGGCTACTTCAAACTGAACACGAACGATGATGCCGCAGCGGTGAACTTGCCGGGGAAACCCGTGAATGTTCATCGCTTCTACAAGCGGGATGGGACCACGCAAACGCTGGCCTGGTGTTCGGATTCCGGGGCCGGTGATCTGCGGAAGTATAACGGGACCACGAAGGTCTTTGACGCGGTGACGAATGACGATGGCCCGATGCAGTATACGGATGGGGCGATGATTCACAAGGCCCAGATCAATGACGTAGTGTTCTATACGGGTTACACGAGCACAGTCAACGATCTGCTCTTTCACTACAGCGGCAAGACGCCGACGGCTGGGGATACGACGGCTGGCGGTGTGGTGCTGGCTTCCGGGCTGCCGATCCCCCAAGAGACGTATAGCGCGGCGGATGGTGCCGTGGGGCCACCTGCCGTGGACGATGCTGAAGGCCCATATTATGTGGTGGTCTTTGTACGTACCGATACGAACAGAGGACTCAGTATCGTCTCTGATCCTACGGACCCCTTCAGTCCGGCTACGCACGATGTTGCGGACACGGTAGACCTTACGTTGCCCGCCGTGGATAACACGGGAGCTGTCTATGGCAGCACGGCCCTGTTTGATCAGACCTTCTACAAATACGATCCAGCCGGGGTTGATATCCTGATTACACGCAGTGTGTACCGGCTGGCCTCGGATGGGCAGTACCGGCTTGTGGTGGCAGGACTGGACTTGCTGGCGTATGACGGGACCGCTCCTCCGAATCATTCGAAAGTGAACGATGCACTGACCGGCACAGTTCTGCTGGATAAAGACGCGCTGCACAACGGGGACTTCGGCGACGGGGCCTCGACGCGCATCCTGGCACGGGGACATGGACGCCCGCCGTCGGGGGCGAAGGCCCTGTTCACGCACAAGAACATGCTGTTCATGCTCAACGCTGTGGACTGGTTGGGTGGTGTGACCGGGACGCGCCGGAAGAAGACGGCGTTCTGGGCGGTGCCCGCCTTTCCCGAATACTTCCCGGAGGAGAACCAGTGGGATTTCGGAGCGAGCGATGACGGGGATGAACTCATTGCTGGGGCGTCTTCCGAGGACGGTGTGGTGGTGCTGGCCCACAACCATTCCTATTTCATGGCGACCTTCCAGTTTGACAACCTTCAGGCCGGCGCGGAATCGGTGGAGATTTCCAACCAGTACGGCTGTCAGGCTCCCCGCAGTCTGGCGCAAGTCAATGGCACCTGGTTCTGGCTCTCGCATGCGGGCGTTGTCGCGTATCAGGTCGGCACGCGGTACGCCGTGCTGATGCGGAACGACGTGACGAACCTCCTGGACAACCTCACGCTGACGGAACGTATGGACGCGGTTGGGACGCACGAGGGGGACTACTACGTGCTGACGTTCCCGGATGCGCGGGGCACGGCGCTGGTCTACAACACGCGCACGGACCGCTGGTTGCCTTGGGATAACCTGCCGCGCGTCGCGACGGCCTATCTGGACAGCCGGACGGAGGGGGACCAGTACCTGTGGGCGGACAATCGCCAGCAGGAACGGATTACCACCATCGTTGGCCCTCCGCAGAACCGGGACCTTGATTGGCACCCGGCTGGATATTGGGCAATACAATCCCCGGTCTGGACTCCTGATGAGGTGAGCTACTTCATTCACCTGTCCGGCGGTGACGTGGACGACATCTACTCCACGACATTCGAATGGCGGTCTGGATACCTGGACTTCGGGATGCCGTTGATCCGGAAGATCATCCGCAAGTTCCAGGCCGTGCTCGTCTGCTCGCGGGATGTGACGATCACCCTGGGAGCCGAAGTCAAGGGGTTCGCCTGGGCCTGGACCGTGCCGGCCACGACGTCCCCGTGGAGCTGGGGCGGCTACTTCTGGTGGCGCGATCCGACTGGTGAGACGGCTGAACAACTGGCAGCCCGGCCCTATTGGAGCAGCCGGTCCGGCTTGCAGATTACGGACAAAGAGACGCCGATGGAACTCCAGGGCGAGCGGTTGTGGTGGGGGTTCTCGGTCACTTCGCGGGTGAGTAGTCCGGTGAGTGTGCTGAAGTTTCACGAGCTGGTATTGCTGGGACAGTTGGTCCCGTCAGGACGGTAGATCATGGCCTTCAAGGAAGATGCCACAGTCGCTTCGGCACTCTCGGCGTTCCTCACGAACGTGCAGAACGGAGACGAGGGTGAGTTTCCGGCTGATGCGACCTACTTCCGTGACCTGTTCGATGCGATCAGCGATGCCTTGGACACGGGGGTAGACACCGGTGACGTGACGGACCGGGCCATCACAACGGCCAAGATCGCTTTGCTGGCAGTAACGGCGGCTGAGTTGGCTGGCGGTGCTGTCATAACGGCGAAGTTGGGCGACCTGGCGGTCACGCTGGCCAAGATGGCGGCGGCAAGCGTTGACCGCGAGAAGGTGGTGGTGGCTGGGAACAAGGGCTTGGTTCCCATAATTGATTGCGGGATAAAGACGGTGACACCCACGTGGAATGTGATGACTGTATCGTCTGACGGGAGTGTTGGCAACAATGCCAAGCGTGCCATCATTGAGGTGATCCCGACTGAAGGAACCAAGGGCCATACGACCTGGCCGACAGTGAGCTATTATCCACTCATTCATCCGGTGGATTATGCGCCACTTCAGGGCGGTGAAAACCCAAACCCCACGGGATTGCCAGTACCGTACAGGCATAGCTCCGGGGCCTTTGCCACAGACAAGTTCAAGGTGATTATTGATGTCAATGTGACGAGTGCCACGCAGTTGTGGTATCCCGTGAAAGATGTAGGTCCTGCGGCGATGGAGAATGCCGGGAGCACCTTGGCGTTCTTCTGGGCGCTGATGGATATGAGGGCTGCCTGATGAGAGCCACCAGCCCCACGAACCGGAACCGGCCCTTGATTGGCAGCGCCGCGTCGCAGCAGAACGCGACGTGGGGATCGGGGATGTTCCACACCTTCACGGTGCCCAGCACCGCGCAATATACGTTCGTGCATGGCATGGGGTTCGCGCCGCGGATCGCTTCGTTCGAGTCGGCTGGATCTGCGACCACGTGGTGGGTCGTGAGCAACAACCGCACGCAGATCGTGCTGGGGTTTGGTACGGCGGGTGTCCAGGTCACGATTGGGCTGAGCGCCCCGGCGCAACGAGTCCGTATCCCTTTCGGCCTCACACATGAGAACTGGCGGACAGCGGGAATCCAGGCGGAAACAGCGGAGATGGGGGAGGCAAACTGATGGGCTTCGGTCTTGGTTCTCTAGGATTAGCGATCGGCGGTGGCCTGTTGGGTGCGTTTGGCGGTCGCCGCGAACAGAGCTTTGAGACGATCAGCCAAAGCCCGTTCATCCAGCGCCAGCTCCAGCGCGGGGAGGATCTGTACAGCCGTGCGCTGTCTGATCCCAACCTGTTGCCCGGTCTCTCCAACCCGGAGTTCATGGCCCTGTATGGGCAGCAGTCTCGTGGAATAGAGAGCCAATATGGGGAATCTGGGCGTCGCCTGGAGGATCGGTTGGCCTCTCAGGGACAGAGCGCGTCAGGGTTTGGGCAGTCTTTGCGGAGTCAAGTGGACTTCGGACGGGTCGGTGCGCTGTCCGGATTGCGGGCACAACTCTTGGCGGATGAAGCGCAGAACCGGTTCCGGAATGCGATGAATCTCTACGGCAACGTGCTGTCGCCGATGCAGCAAGGACTCTTTAGCCAGGGGGCGACCAGCAAAACACAGGTCATCGGTGGCGGAACCGTGGATCAAGGCCCGAGCGGGTTGAGCCAGTTTGGCGGGACATTGGGGCAACTGGGATTGCTTATGGGGCTGAGTGGTAAGACCGGGGGCGGTTCGCCGACACCGACCGTCCCGAACGATTATTCCATGACACCGAGCCAACTCTATGCGCTCTTGACACAAGGCGGGTACTGACATGGCCGCCATCATCAACGGACAGTATGTGCCCGATCAGCCGTCAGGGTTGGCGTCTTTCAGTCAGCGGATCGCGCCCGTGGTGCAACTGCTGTTTCAGGAAAAGATGGCTGAACAGCGCGCCCAGCGGGACCGGGAACAGGACTATCAATACAAAGTCAAGGCCGCAGGATACGCCAGTCCGGCGGAATACGAGACGGCCATGCGGTTGCAGCGTGAACAGGCCACTCGCACGGCCGGCTTTGAGGAACAGACGCAGGCGCTCAATCTTCAGAACGCGCAATTTACACAACCGTTTCAACAGGCGACGGCGATAGCCCCGTTTCTGTCGGGGAACCCTCAGCAAGATCGGTCCCTGCTGCAAGGTGTAGGCGTGGCTGGACCGGATGTGGAATGGAAGCCACCTGAAGCCGGGTTGCCATCAGGTTGGGCGGACCAGTTATCCGTGAATGTGCCTGGGCTTATGGGGCGCACGGGCGTGCTGGCTGAGGCCCTGGCCGGGCAGCGGGTACAGAAGGAACAGCAGAATCTTATCTCTGGTCTCTTGGGGCGACTTGGCGATGTTGGAGATGCAGAGCTCCTGGGGTCTCCTGGAGTCCAGCAACGTCTGGGAACACTGTTGAATCCTGAGTCTATTGGCCGGTTGCAGGAGGCCGCGCGTTCGGCGGCTGACTTCAAGACAGAGGGTCAAGCACTTGAACGGCAACGGCTCAACTTCCAGATTGGCGAATCAGCAAATGTACAACAGCGTTTCGACATCCAGGAGGGGCGTCGTCAACTTTCGGCGTCTTCTCTGTTGGCAAAGGATGCCATCAAGAGTGGTGGTAATCCGGTGGCACTGGTAGCGGAGATTGCCCAGAAGTCTCTGGCGGCTGCGGACGCGCTGCGAGCGATGCAGGAAGGCGTAACCGAGGGTAATCAAGATAAGACGGACCTTGCCGAACGCAGGTTCAATGCGGAGATGCTGCGGATAGGTGTGGATGTGGTTCAGCAGGCGGGATACACCGGTGAGAAACCGCTCGATGTGCTCGAATTGGTGAAGACCATCAGCGGCGCGTTGAATCCTGCCGCCACACCAGGCACGGGCACGCCGTCGCCGGGCGGGGGCACAGAGACGCCCGCGTTCCAACGGGCTGCTGATCTTGTGCGATCTGGACAGCCCGTTCCAGACGCGCTGATTGCGCAGTTTGGTCCTGGTGAAGGGGAGAAGCTGGATGCTCTGACAGGCGCTTCAACAGGCGAGACCATTGTATCGCAACGCCGTGAACCTGGCTTGATGCAGCGCATCCGTGATTCAGGGACTTCCTATGTCGAGCTTCTGGATATTCAGCGCCAGGCTGAAGGATTACCCGATCCGTATAGAGGTGAAATCAGGCGGCTGGTTGCAGAGGAAATCAGGAAACGGAATACAGCTCTTGGCACGGGCTTGGGTCGTTTTCTAAATGCCCCCGGACAGAGCGGACTACCTAACAGGTGATAGGGCATGCCTACATTTGCAGAACGGCAGGCTGCGCTCCAGGGGGCGGGCGGAACACAATCTTCTGGCTCTTCATTTGCAGAACGGCAAGCCATGCTTCAGGCTGCCGGCGCCGACATCCGCTCGGCCACGGCTGGCGCGGAACCGCCACCGGAACCCACCTACGCGCAGCGGCAGTTTGCGCTGGGACGACTCCCGTATGCCGAAATGCTGGGACGCCCACAGGATGTGGTGATCTCTGGCCTGTTGGGCAGGGGGCGTGAGGGAATGGCTGCGGCGTTGCGCGGTGAAACCCGCCCGGAAGAAACCGACTTCTACGCACTCCAGACACAGGCGGAGAAGGAGGGACTGGTGCCCCGTTCCTTCACCCTGGGCGGCGACATCGCCAAGGCGGCCACCACAACGATGGGGCAACTCTTGACGGACCCGCTGTTGTATGTAACAGCCGGGGTCAAGGGCGTGGCGGTGGCGGGGAAGGTGCTCCCTGGCACGAAGGCCGTGGTGGGGCCTGCCGCTGCTGGTCTGAAGGCGGGATTCACCGCGGCAGGACAAGCCATTGCCAAGGCCAGTCCACGAGCGGGGAAACTTGGTCGCTTATTGGTGGAAGACATCAATGTCCGTGAGTTGAAGGGGATTGCCAGACGTGGCTTTGCGCGAGCACGTGATCCCTTGGAGGCTGCCTTGTTCAATGTTCCGCGTGTCGAGCGGACGCTGAACATGGAGGCCAAGCGCATTGCCAACGAGACGGGCGAGTCCCTGGACACGGTGTTGACCCGCTTGCGGTCCGGCGTGGGTATGCGGATCGAGGAAGCGCAAAAGACGCCTGCGTTGCAGGAGACCTATGGGGCAGCCTACAACGTGGAGCGGGCGCAAACTCGTGAGGGAGTACTTGCGCAGCAGCAGGACTTGCTGCGGCGTGCGCAGGCGGCACCAGATCAGACGAGTACCGTGTTGGCTGACGCCGCGAAGGCGGATCGGGACCGCGTGAAGCAAGCCGTGTTCACGGCGCGGAACCGGATGCCGGAACGGGCGGACGGGACGCGGGCACAACCGGACAAGGGTGCGGTCGCCGCAGTGCTGGAAGAAATGGGGGGCCGTGTCAACACACCGGAGTTCCGGCAGGCCATCGCGAAGCTGAAGGAAACGCCGCAACTGAAGCGTGATGTGGGGCGTGTCCAGATAGTTAAGGAGGGCTTCCAGCCGTTTGCGGAAGTGAAGTCGGCGGTACAGGCAGGTGGTGGTACTGACTTGGTATCTGGTTTGCCACATGAACGCACGGTCATGAATCCAGGTCTGATGGCTTCCGCAAAGGAAACGCTGAATACACGCATTGTGTCACTGGAACAGGGGGTGCGTACAGCAACCGGTGGTATTCGTGGTCGTGCGCAGTTGAAACTCAATCAGGCGCGGGCCTCGCTCACGAATGTGGAGCGCGTGGAAGCGGGTATCAGTGAACCGAGTCAGTATCTGGCTGCCGTGGCGGATGTGCAGAAAGGACTCCAGCGTGCGAAGGGAGCACTTCAGACTCGGCTTCGTACTCGTGTGAAGGCATCTGATAAGTTCCTCGACAACGTGGCTGCCGAAATTGGTACCATGCGCACCATCGCGCAGGAGGAAACGGCGAAGATCGGCGCAGGCGTTCAGCGGCTTGTCCCGTTGACTGAAGAACCGGGCCGGCTCAGTACGGGCAGTACCAAGTTGAATGCCGTCGCCGATGAAATCCAGCGTGTCTATGACGTGTCCTATCGGGCCGAAGCGGACCTGGGCACGCCGTATGTCTCGCAGATCAGCGTGCAGAAGCGCCCGGAGTTCGGCGGCGGGCGTGCCGTGGTAGGGACACAGAAAACCAGCACACGGCAGCTCGTTGAGAATGTGGCGAACGATATCGCGGCCAGGGCACCGCAGGCGTTCAACGGCCTGCCGCTGAGCGATCTGATTGACCTGAAGTATGCGCCACGTCTGATGTCTGATGAGGCCAAAACGTTCCTGAAGAAATACAATTTGCCGGACTTTGTGGCCGGTCTGGCAGCCAAGGAAACGCGAGTCCGGTCACAGTTTCAGAAGGCGCGGGATGCGTGGCAAGGCATGAGCATCCCGGAGATCAACGTGGTGATGCGGGATGCGAGCCATGAGCTCAATCCGTATGGGCGAGCGTTTGCGGAGTTCTTTCGGGAGTCGCCGTCGTATCAACTGGCTGAGCGGCTGGGTGCGAGCACGGAGCTGCTGGGCCGTGACAACTTCGTACAGGGTGTCGTGAAGACGTTCGGCGTGGATTCCAAGAGGGTGCCACCGGGTACGGAAGGCTTTCGTGCTCTGGACCCCGACAAACTGAAGGGTGCGGACCGGCGATTGTTCGCACAGCTCTACAAGACAGATGTGGCCGATGCACTGGAGGACACCTACGGCAAGATTTTCCATCCCCAGATGGGCGAGTTCGCCAAGGCCATCATGGATTATACGACCTGGTGGAAGGGCTGGACCTTGAATGTGTTCCCGCAGTACCACGTCCGGAACGCCGCGGGGAACATGCTCAACAATTATCTGGCCGGCTTGGACCCGATTATGGGTATGAAGTTCTACCGGTGGGCGTCACGTCTTCAGGATGATCTTACGCCGCTGGGCCATGATCTACGGATCAAGTTCGGGGAAGCATCTCCGTGGTATGACGCTTGGACGAACCGCCTGTTTCCCAAGTCAAAGTGGACTACGGGCCAGGACGTGGTGCTGGATGGCGTGAACTTGGGTAAACATGAGGACTTGGTGGGGAACATCCAAGAAATCCTTGCCAGTGGGTTCAGGCGGGCTGAAGAGGCAAGTGCCCTGCGAGCGGAAGAGCGGAGTATCTTGACGGGGAGCCGGGCCCTTGTCTCAAAAACCATCGGTTCTCAAAACCCAGCGCAGGAAGCAGGTCGGGCGCTGGGGCAGACATTGGAGGACAACGCCCGCGTGGCGCATTACCTTTGGCGGCGCGTGGGCGGTATGAGTCATGAGGATGCTGTGGCGTCCGTCAATAAGTACCTGTTCGATTATCTGGATGTCGGCACGGCAGAAAACGCGATGCGTCGGTATGGTGTCACACCCTTTCTAGTCTGGACCCGGAAGAACCTCTGGCTGCAAATGAAGTCCGTGCTGGAGTCACCGGGCCGCCAGAACATCGGCAACCAGGTCTTCAAGATGTACATGGCCGGGAAACCCATTAACAGTCCACCGGAAGCGTTTGTACCGGATTGGGTGCAGGAGAACTTGGGGGTGCCGGTGCGTCATGCACCACTGAGACGTGATCCCGTGACTGGTAAGATGACGGGCGGTGAAACGGAATACCTTCTACTTGGCTCCTGGGCACCGCAGACGCAACTCGTTGATCCAGCGGTCAGTCTGGGTGAGTTCGTCAAAGGTGTGCTGGGACCCAACGTCAAGCTGCCTATTGAGTTGGGGAGTGGTTGGCTGAGTGACGACGGGAGGTATCTGAACCTGACGACTGGTGCCCAGGAATTGGGTGAGCTGGAACGTCCGATGTCTACCCCCTGGGGACCCGTGGGGCTGGGATTCACCGCTCGTCGTCTCTTACAGAACATCCGGTTACTCAACGAGGTGGAGAAGTTCTACCGGTCTGGTGAATACGATCCGGTGCGTGATGTGGGAAAACAGTCTATCAGTGACCGGGCCTTGGGTATCCTGGTAGGCCGGACACAACGCTTTAATGACGCCAAGTTACGGCGCGATGCGTTGCGGCAAGCCCAGGGTGCCCGTCGCGAGATACTGCGGTCGCTCATTCCCGGAGAGAACCGACGCAAGAATGCACTGCCAGCCGACGATTCACGGCGTGCCACATATGATGAGAATATCCAACGGTTGCGGGACCGAAACGATACTGAGATACAGCGTGAGTTTGATGATATTCGTCAGGCGGCGCCCTGATGCCGAATGTCCCGGCGGTCTTCGGGGTCCATGCGGTGGATGGCCGGGGGTTGCCGGCCACCGGGTTGACACTCCGGGCGGTCGGAATCAACACCGCCTTGGCCGTCCTGTTGGAGGAGGAATCCACCGATGGGATTCCTTCCGCTCATTACGTGGATGCCGCGAATGCCTGTGGCGCAGAGGATCAGGATGTCTATGAACTGGTTGGCGCAACCTGGACCTACCGGAGCACAGAGAAATGGAGCGGGTCCGACAGCACACCCATTACCCGGAGTAAGTTCTTTGTCGCCACCACGGGCCAGAACACCTACGACTTGGGGGAAACGGCGCGGGGCGTGCCGCAGCAGCATATGCGGAACGGGCTGAGCATGTCGGCGGCCCGGAACCTGTGGACGCTGAGTGCCGGGCACAATGTGGTACTCGTGGAAGCTTACTCCGCGCAGATCCTGGCGGGCGATGAAATGGAGTTCATTTATGAAATCTAATGGGTTGTGGTTCGTCTTGTGGGCGGTTCTCGTCTGGCCCTCGTGGGGACAGCCGCGTATTCGGGAAGATCAGATCAACTGGAAGGCACCAGTCATCCTGTCTGCCTCCCGCCACGTCCATGACGGGACGCAGGGGGCGGTCATCTACGCTGCCACGCTGGAGACGGACGCCTTCACGGGCTGGGTGGGTGGGGACCAGCAGGCGTTTGACGAGTATGTGCTGGCATCGCTGTTGGGTATCAGCACCGTGACCGGGGCAGTGGTGGTGGACGGGCAGGCCGTGAAGTGGCGGAACCTGGGGTCCAGCGGGAAACAGCCGTACATCGCTGGCAGCAGCATTCAGAGTGCCAGTCTCTATGAAGTTGGTGCGTCAAAGCTGCGGTGGAATGTCGGTACATTGCTCTTGGGAGGCGGAGGGTTGGGTTCCGGTGTAGAACCCACGGAGTTCTTTGGTGCGGCGGATAACTACATCGCGTATTGGGATCAGACACCGGAAAGTGGGGATGAACGGTGGATTTCGGTGCCCGTGACCGGCGACCTGAGTTTCAACAAGGGGTTCTGGTCCATTGCCGCCGGGAAAATCGTTAACGCCTCGATCAGCGCCAGCGCGGCCATCGCGCTCTCGAAGCTGGCGCAGGGAGCGTCTGGGGAAGTGCTCATTTCCAATGCCGCCAACATCTGGGATGCCACGGTGCTGAGTGGGGACGTGAAGGTGGTCAACACAGGTGTCGTTACCATCCAGCCAAACGCCGTGGCGCTGAGCACGGATACCACGGGTAACTATGTGGCGTCCGTGACGGAGGGGGCCGGGATCACGGTCACGCCCACGACTTACGCTGAAGGCGCTGCGGTTACCGTTGTATCCACGCTGGGTACAGCGATTGACAGTGCCGAGATCACGAACGGGGCCATTGTCAACGAGGATATCAGTGCGTCGGCCAACATTAGCTTGTCGAAGCTGGGCGGCGGGTTGACGCCCGGCTGGCGGGCCGTAGTGGCGGCGGATGGGACCCTGACGGCGACACCGGCGGGCACGGTCACGGTCACGTATCACCAGTTGGACGGGACGGAA